CAAAAATCTTCCGCATGTCTCAACCACAAGTCCAACCGATGTTGCTCCATCGGCCGAAGCAATCAGTGAAGCCTCAACAAAAGCGACAATCCATCCACCAAACGATTGTGGATCAGTTTCACTAAACCCGGACTTCGCATAGTGGAAAAGAATGTTCCTCTCATCTTCTCCTTTAATGAGAGACCACTCTGTATTTTGTGGATTGACTTCAATATTGGGAAAAGCTGTCAAATTTTTGACGGAAATTCTATTGATATCATCCCTGTTCATATTCGGTGGTAAATGAACAATTCTAATGAGACCACCATACAGTGCAGATGTTGCAAATCTAGCACGTAAGAGCAAGGCTCCATTCCACGCATTAAACATTTTTGCAACATGTGCATTATACTGGTTTGCACTAGACGGATGGACGGGGAGAGCAAAGAGAATAGATCCTGGTTTTTGTTGTGTAGTGACATTATAAGTACTGTTATAGACGAAATTCGCGTATAACAACTCTGCCAAAGGGGATCGTTCAGTAGTTGCCGATATTGTTTTTGGGTCATTTTCAATGGACTGTGCGGGCATACGAGATGTTTCGCCACCAGCTTCACCAGTAGTATTATTCGCTACTGTAGAAGGAGTTTTCTCTACACCAGATGATGACATAATGACTCTATATTCGCTTATATGTACTTAATTTCTCAATTAAATACAAATAAACAAAAGATAGATACTATTGTATCTATCAATATCCATGCTCTGCCAGAGCATCGCGCCATGAAGGCAATGGACGGAGTTCAATACCCAAGCTCGCACATTGGTCGCGAATTTCATTTGCATACCGATTGTAAACATCTTCTCCATTACGCGCAAGCTCAGGCATAGTACCATCAACATTTGCCTGCAGCAACTCAATTTCGTACGAAGATGGCCATTCACCTGTAAAGGTATAAGCAGGTGAGGAATGAACCCACGAAACACTCTTCAAACAAGCCTCAATGGGTAAAGAACCCATGCAATAGCCTTCCTTCATTACAAAAGTTCTTTTGAGAAAAGTCAAATCTTCAATACTCCGTGCATCGGCCATATCAACTTCTTTATCAGCCGTAGACATTTCCATACCAACCCTTCGAAAGTATGCCTGTACATATGAAAACGTAAACAAGTCAAGGAAGTCATCTGCCACAGTACACACATTGTCATCTCCATAAATAGCGAGTCGAACGTGGCGACAAAAGGAGGAAAAGGTCGCATCTTCGTAGCATTCATTATCACGCATGCACTGCTTCCATGCCATTACATACATAATCCAGACGCAAAAAGAATTATCAACTGCTGTAGCAGGCTGTCCCGAGATTTGTCTACCAACCAATTTCATAACCTGATCTCCCAGCAAAACGTGCGCTCCCTCGATATACGCGTGGATGGTCTCTCG